ATTTCTCGCATATCATCGGTTTTTACTCATTTCGGGGTTGGGCGGTTCAAATGCCTAGGGTCGCGGTGCCGATCGAGCGGAGGCGCAAGTTGGGGAATCCGTCGAAGGGGAAACTGCCGGAGCCAAATATTGTCGCTGAGCAGGTTGTGGGGATACCGGAACCGCTCGCGGAGTTGGGTCCGGCTGGTCGTGCGACGTGGGACAGGTTGTGGACGTCGGGTGCGACGTGGATTTCTGGCCGGACGGATCTCGACTGGGTGCAACTGTTGTGCGAGTGCGTTGATGAGCGGGCCGTGCTGCGCAAGCAAGTGTTCGATGGGAGCGACTGGCGTGACCGTGTGGGGCTGCGGAATCTGGAGGCGGAGATCCGTGTCATGTATTCGATGCTCGGGTTCTCGCCGGTTGATCGGGCGAAGATGGGGGTCGGTGAGGTGCGGTCGGGTTCTGTCTTGGATGAGTTGCGGTTGAAGCGTGAGCGGCGGACGGGGCCGTCGGCGTGACGGTTGCGGGGTGGCCTCCGTCGATCCTGACGCCGGTGTCGGATGCGGAGCGGGCTGCGGGTGACGGGCTTGAGGTCGCGGAGTTCGTGGAGTCGTTGTGTGTGCAGGTGAAGGATTCGATCGGTGGCCGGGCGGGTAGTCCGTTGTTGCTGCGGCCGTGGCAGAAGATGCTGTTGGGTGATGTGTTCGCGAGGCGGGCGGATGGCCGGCGGAAGCATCGGACGGCGATCATCGGCATGGCTCGGAAGAACGGGAAGAGCGCACTCGGGTCGGGGATCGCACTCCATGCGCTGATGTTGGGGTCGAACGGTGGCGAGGTTTACAGTTGCGCGGCGGATCGTGACCAGGCGCGGATCGTGTTCGGGGATGCGAAGAAGATGATCGAGGCGAGCAAGGAACTGTCGGCGATGTGCAAGATTTACCGGGATGCGGTGGAGGTTGTCGCGACGGGCAGCGTGTACCGGGTCCTGTCGAGCGAGGCGTACACGAAGGAAGGCTTGAGTCCGACGTGCGTGATCTATGACGAGCTGCATTCCGCACCGAACGGGGACCTGTGGAATGTGATGACGTTGGCGCAGGCGGCTCGGGTTGATTCGATCACGATCGCGGTGACGACGGCCGGCGTCCGCACGGATGTCACCGGCAGCGACTCGACGGCGTACCGCCAGTACCTGTATGGGCAGAAGGTCGCGACTGGCGAGATCGTCGACCCGTCCTTCTTCATGGCGTGGTGGAAAGGGGAAGACACGGCGGATCATCGCGACCCGGCGTCGTGGCTTGCACCGAACCCCGGATACGGCGACATCTGCGACGCGGAGGACTTCGTCAGCGCGGTGAAGCGCACACCGGAGAACGAGTACCGGATCAAGCGGATGAACTGCTGGGTGAACTCGTCGCACGCCTGGTTGCCGGCGGCGACGTGGGAGGGGTTGCAGGTCGAGCGTGTCGTGGATCGGTCGGTGCCGGTGGTCCTGGGGTTCGACGGGTCGTTCTCGGGGGATGCGACGGCGTTGATCGGTTGTACGGTGGAGGAGAACCCGTACGTGTGGGTCGTGGAGGTGTGGGAGAAGGGGCCGGGTGATCCTGATGAGTGGCGTGTCCCGATCCAGGAGGTTGAGGCTCGAATCATGCAGGCGTGCGGCGAGCTGGACGTACTCGAAGTGGCATGTGATCCGTATCGTTGGGCGCGGTCCATGGAGGCGCTCGGTGATGCGGGTGTCCCGATTTCAGAGTATGCGTCGAGCAGTCCTGCTCGAATGGTTCCAGCGAGCGCGAAGTTCTACGACTCGGTGATGTCGGGGACGATGACGCATGACGGGGATGCGGTGCTTCGGCGGCATATTGGGAACTGTGCGGTGAAGACGGATCGGCTGGGGCCGAGGATCGTGAAGGAGCATCGGCAGTCTTCGAGGCGGATCGATGCTGCGGTCGCGGCGGTTATTGCGTTCGATCGGGCAACGTCGCGGTCTAATCTTGTGCAAGAATTGGTAGCGCCGGGATATTGGGCGACATGAGGAGGCGAATCGTGGCCGTGATCGTGCAGGGCGCGGGCTTGTTCCTCATCAATGTGGGCGTGTTCGTGTGGAGTATTCCGGCGGGTTTCGTTGCGCTCGGACTGACGGGCGTCCTCGTCGGCGTCACTTTGGAGCGTATTGATGCTGGGTAGCCTCCTTCGACCGCGTGAAGAGCGGGCCGTATCGTTCCAAACGATCTTCGCCAGTGGCGGCAACCTCGCCCGCGAGACGTACGCGGGCACTGTTGTCACGTACGACACGTCGCTGAAGATCGGCACCGTGTACGCCTGCGTGCGTCTCCTCGCGGACACGATCTCGACGCTGCCGGTTGACACGTTCTACCGTGAGGGTGGTGCTCGGCTCGTGTTCCGGCCGAAGCCGATATGGGTGGAGCGTCCCGATATCGGCATGGCTCGGGAAGATTTCTTGCAGCAGGCGATGGTGTCCTTGCTCCTCGACGGGAACGTGTTTATTCGGATCTTCAGGGGCCGGGCCGGTGAGGTGACGAGCCTGACGGTGCTGGATCCGACTCGGGTGGAGGTCCGCCGGAATCCGGCGACCCGCGAGGTTGAGTATGCGATCGACGGGACGGCCGGCGCGGTCCTCACCGCTGCGGAGGTGCTGCACATCACGGAGCTGCGTCGGCCGGGTGCGCTGCGGGGCGTGTCCCGGATCGAGGAAGTGAAGCAGATGTTGGGGCTGGCGTCTGCCCTTGAAGAGTTCTCGGCGCGGTTCTTCGGGCAGGGGTCGACGACTCAAGGGTTGATCGAGTGGCCGGGGAATCTGACGAAGGAGCAGGCGAAGGATCTCGCCGACGGGTTCGAGGAAGGGCATAAGGGGCTACGTCGGGCGCATCGTCCTGGCGTGCTGTTCGGTGGGGCGAAGTTCGTGAAGACGGGTGTCGACCCGAACGAGGCGCAAATGCTGGAATCGCGACAATTTAGCGTGGAGGAGATCGCCCGGATCTTCCGATGCCCGCTGCATCTTCTCCAGGTCGCGACACCGGGCGCGATGTCGTACGCGAGCGTGGAACAGAATGCGATCCAGTTCGCCCAGTACACGCTCCGGCCGATCATCTCCAAGTTTGAGACGGCGTTGTCGACGTTGCTACCGGGGCCGGCGTTCGTGAAGTTCAACCTTGACGCGATCCTTCGAGGCGATATTCAGACGAGATTCGCTGCGTACTCGACGGGGCAGCTCGCCGGGTTCCTCTCCGTCAACGACATCCACCGGCTTGAGGACATGCCTCCCGCTGACGGCGGTGACGAGTACCGGGTGCCGTTGTCGAACGTGAACCTCTCAGCCGCGAACATTGTCGAGACTGACCGGAAGACGCAAATGCTGACGAGGTTGATCATGGCTGGGTTCGATCCTTCCGAGGCGTTGAAGGCTCTCAACATGCCGGCGATCGCTCACACTGGTATTCCGGTGACGTCGCTCCAGTCGGTGGCGTCGATCAATCCGGCCGATCCGGCGAGCGTGTATCCGTGAGCGGGCCTCATGCCGTACTTTATTTCTGACGCGACGGACTGCCCCTCGTGGGCGGTCGTGAAGGCTGACGGTGAGGTCATCGCCTGCCACGACTCGAAGCAGGGCGCGGTCGACCAGATGGTCGCGTTGTCCATCGCGGAAGACATGGAGCCGGGTGGCGAGTTGCGTGCCCCAGCACCGCCGAGCGATCAGATCACCGGGTCGGACACGAATGAGCCGGGGTCCGCGTCCGGTGCGGGTGGCGATATCGCGATCAGTCCGGCAACCGAGACGGCGCTGCGGAACAAGGTCACGGAGCACAACGACGCGATGAAGGAGCGGGATCGGCCGGCGTGGACGCGGGCAACCTATGGGCAGTTGGCGGCCGTGTACCGTCGCGGCTCCGGTGCCTACTCGACGAGTCATCGTCCTAGCATCGGTCGGGCGCAGTGGTCGATGGCTCGCGTGAACGCGTACCTGTTCCTCCTGCGGACAGGCGCTCCCGAGAACCCGAACTACGTCACCGACAACGATCTGCTTCCCGAGGATCATCCTCGATCGACGAGGGGCCGGAGCGTGCGGGCGGATACTCCTCCCGAGTATGTGCAGGAGGCGGCGCGGCGTGGGTTGGAGTTCAACCGTGCGGGTCGGGGCGGTGACGGGTTGACGGATCAGACGATTCGTGAGGCGCGGTTGATGGCTGACGGTTCGGTGAGCGACGACAAGGCGGTCAGGACATCGGCGTGGGCGGCGCGGCACGCGGCGGATTTGGACGCTCCGCAGAATAATGACCCGGATGATGATGACTTTCCGGGACCGGGTGCTGTGGCGCATTATCTATGGGGCATTGATCCTCTTGATCCTTCTCCGGCTCGTGCATGGTTCGACCGGCAAGCGGAACTGATTCGAGAGGGCGAGATGAGCAGTCGGATTATTGGCGGGGAACCGATCGTCATCAGTGACATTGACGGGACCATCCTCAACGGTGACACCCCGATCGCGGAGACGGTCGCATTCCTCCAGGAGACTGAGGAAGAGGTCTACATCGTGACGGGCCGCAACGAGGACCAGCGGGCGGCAACCGTTCGGGCGCTCGCCGCTGCGGGTGTCGACTATGAGGAACTGATCATGAACCCGGGTCCGACGTCGGACACCCTCAACTTCAAGCGTGAGACGGCGCAGCGGCTCCTGGAGGAGTAC